ATCATAATCAGACGCTCTCCATACCGGGAAGAAGTCACATGGATCAAAGCGAAGAATAGATAGTGGGAACATGCCATCCAGAGTTCGCTCGGGATCATAAAAGGCCCCCATGACGAAACCGCCGTATACCTGGCTATCGACGCCGACCTGCATCTGCTTCGAGCGAGCGCCATTCTCATCCCATACTGCGCGCAGGAAGTCCGTCATCTTCTTAGCGGATTTGAGTGCCTTTTGAGAATCCTGCTGTTTTCCGTCTTCCCAGATCTCTACTTCCGGTTGAACGAGGGCAGTAGCCCCGTCAGGTACCTCGCCATATAGAAACGACGAATGCAGCATCACAGGGAGGAAGCACGGATCGTATTGAAGGGGATACTTGAGATCGGGGTTTGTGTCGCTGACAGTTTCCTCGAGCCAGGCACCTGAAAAGTGGCTCTCATACTCAGCATAGAGTCGGGATTGCAATGCCCACTGATCTACCGGGTATCCACGATCGTAACCATCCGGTGAGACTTGTGATCGCAAAATGAACAAGTTGCTGGATGTCATTGGATGCTCCTCATAGATACACGGCCGCGAACAGCCCTGACACGACCCCAGCGATCAGTTTCTTCCAATCGTTGCTCAAAATCGGTGTCGGGGATGACGCTGCGCGGAAGGAATTGGTTGAGCAGATAACCGATCATGAACATCGTTGAGGCAATGTCCTGCCTGAGCGATTTGTCGGGCATGTGCCAGAGTAATAACTGATTCCAAACGCTGTAAAGGCTCTTTGGTATCTTTACCAGTCCCTTGCCCATAAGTACCTTGAGGCAAAGAACCATGTGCATCTTGAGTCCGTGAAGGTCCAGCGGCATCCACAGTTTCGATGAATCCAAGATCCCAAGATCGTCAAACGCCTTCTGAATACCGGTGGCATCGAAGGCTGCTTCAATAGGGTGATAGATGTCGTAGAGAAAATCCATCATATTGATGAATGGCCAATAGCTGCCATAACCGTACACCCAGGTAAAGGCAGCAAGCGAGGCCGCCTTTATTGGGAACTCCGTGATGTCAAAAACCATAATCGGCGGCGAGTTGCGATATGGTGGGTTCCCTTGCCCAGGATCCCCTGCCATAATGTACATGTGTTCCTTCTGATACGGAATCATCCAGCGCACTATTCCGGCATTTGAACTATCCTCATGAACGAAGCCGGCAATGCCCGCTTCTAGTCCCTCGGCCATTAGAGCATCGAGTGCTTCTGATTGACATCTAACAATCAGATTTTGGGTGAACTCCTTGCCTTTGGGCAACGGGCGTTTACTGCGCAGTAATCGATCAGCTTCATCCTTGTCACGGAACATTTTCTCAAAGCTCTTGAGTTGCTGTGCCGTTAGGTACGGGTTGTCATAACTGGTCATTGTAGCTGCGAGCTGGTCCGGGTCTGCATCCCAATCATCGTAGATTTCCCAGAGCTCTGGGTTGTACGCGGAGTTGGCCAATAAGATCAGCTTGCCTAGACGCGGTCGGCCGTCCACCTGCCCACGGAGACGAGTGCCCAGATTCATCAAAATCTTCTTAAGGTCAATGGATGAGTCCTCGGCCTGATCAACAACAGCCATATCGCCGGACCACGTCATGATACCCGATGCGTCACGGTCAAGGCTTTTGAACTCCATTGAGGAGCCATTAACAAACTCAATCATGGGGTATGGACGAGAGCGAATGTTCTTGATCCATTTGCTGATCCTCCGCGGTCGGATCTCGTCATTTCCCTCATCCAGAGCGAACATAAGGAAATCTCGATATGCTTGCTCTGCCTGCCAAGACAGGGGAGCCGTACCGAGGTATCTGAAGTTTGGTAGCATACAACAGTAATATCCAGCCGCGAGTGTGACATTGAGAGTCTTTCCCGAACCGACGCCTGAGATATAGATGTACTGCATCTCGTGACCATAGATGATGTCATTGATGAAGTCCATAGGCTTAAGAGGAATGAACTGCCCCGGTTCCAGTGGAGGATCGTATATATCAGGAGCCTTCTCGATCAGGTCAACCCTGGCCTGTTCCTGTGTGCCGTCGGTGGGCGCAGACCAGAATTGCCAGAACAGGCTGATACCGCCGGTTGACTGACGCCGGCTGTTTTCCATGACTTTAAGCTCGATCTCTGACAGATACATTTAGTCTGCGACTCCGCTTGAATCTTCTTCCGGGAATAGATCCTGTAGCTTGAAACCAAATAGAGTTGGGACAATACCATTCTTCTCAAGCTGCTCATAGAAGCCTCTTGCCAGAAACTCATTGTGACTGGCTAACTTCAAGGCATCATCAAGTCGAGTTCTGGCTGTCGCCAATTCAACGACAACCAGCTCGTATTCCTTCTTGATCAACCTGATTTCTTCACTAAGTCGTTGTATTTCTTTCTTGTAGATCGTCTCCTGCATCTGCTTGCTCTCTTCAAGAGCCGCCAAGCGCTCTGCAAGCTTCTCATAAAAACTGATCGCCGTTTCCGACACAGATTTGGCTGTTTCTGCCATGGTTCTATCTGTACCCGCGTCCATTTTGCGGACTTCTGCCATAGCTTTCTTTCTAGTGATAATATACGTTATCAAGCCACCGATGATAGTTGAGACAGTGAGAGAGAGAACGTCAGCGAGCGAGTCCATGTGATCTCCTAGAGTTGTTGTGTGTATCCGAGTATTTGTCTCAGCCGACCTATCATCCGGCGCTCGTATAACGGTAATGCGCCAATAATCGTCTCCCAAGTATATTCTTGATGCTTTCTGGCATTCAGATTCTTGCGTACATGCGGGAACTCGCTGAGCGGTTCGCCGATAAGCCCCAGAATCGTTTCCCATTCTTCTTCCAGGCTTTCTACTCTGTACTGGTAATCACAGACTGACAGTGCCCTCAGATTCCAACGTACCCAGTATCTGCCGGCCGTTCTCAGAACAGCCATCTCATCCATTCTATCCGGCACTTCAATGGGAATATGCCGGGCATTCCAGCGAATACTGGGCTCCAACGCTGTTGTCAGTGACGAGATTGCATTAACCGGGTCCCGCGTCTGAAGCAGAATAGGACTGAAGCTCTTCGGTCGATGCTGGTCATGGTATGCAGGATATTTGGTATCTTTCACGAGCCAGATACTGCTGACTACTCCCTGCCGGCCCTTTTTCTCGTGGCCAACATCAACTCCAATACTGCGCAGTATTTTGGCAGTATAGGAAGTCCCCGAGCGCCCGCATCCTGTAATCAGGAACATTATTCAGGCCGACGGAATGCCTTAGTAGCCGTCTTGACTGTCCTACCATGTACCGGGTGAGCCTTAGTACCCTCAATGAGGGTTCGTTTCCATCCTTTGAAAAGTGCATCCAAGTCAGATAGCTGTGTTACCATTGTATCATCGATAATGATGGTCCCGCCGGGTTTGACCTTCTTCGCGGCCCTCTTGATCACTGCCCAACGCTCAGATTGATGGCAGTCGATGAAGATCAGATCAAAGGAGTCATTTCGAGTGTACTTAACCCGGTTGGCCATTTCTTCAATAGGCACAATGACAAGTCGCAGTGAACTGAGGTTTAGCCCAGTTGCCGAATCGAGAATACATTGCCCCCAGTCAACATCACTCTCAATGGTATAGACGGAATCGGCTCTCTCGTAAAGAAAGAGCGTTGATGCGCCCCCGCCAATTTCCAAGACTTTTGCACCAACACTCAGCTCACCAAGGAGATCAATCGCCTCTCGGCATAGTGATGGTTCCCATGGTTGCTTGAACAGAAATCCCTTTTTCGGTTTACCTGGCATCAGAAATCCTCCGGATATAGCCCATAATCGTTGTTTGTTGGTCTTTTGCCGTCAGCCCACCAGTAGGGAGCTGAATTGTTCCTCTGAATCCACTTTTTGACAACGTCGGAGCGCTCCGACCAGTGTTCAGGTCTAAACTCAAGCCCGGTGTTGTGCCGATCCAGTTTTTTGATTCTTTTAGCCAATTCTGCGGATACAAAATGCGCCGGGGCCCCTTTTGAGATGTCCAGGGCCCACCAAATATCACTAGCCGAAAAATGACCCATGATATGAGCCCTGGTTGCTATAGATCTGCGGAAAATCTGAAAATGACCCTTGAGGATGGCAGCGCCCTTGTCTTTTTGAGCCTCTGGAGCATAGTGTCCAGGT